ATGACAAACGGAACTAAAATACTTGATAATGGAATTATTTTTCACTCATTTACGATGGGGGAATTGATGATATCAGTATTATTATTGATAATCATAATAATACTGCTTGTCAATATCAATAAAAAAGACTAGGCGGGAATAGAGAAATCGTGTTTTTGGACTTCTAGATATTCGTTTATAAACTCTGGCTTTTTGTTGCGAATCAATGATTGTAACTTAAACTTGCTAATTCCGTTTACTGTCGTAACGGGCTTGTTTAAGTTTGTTGACGTCAGAAATCGACGACGGCCGTGGATTAAGGGCATATCCTTAGTTATATATTTTGATATATAACTAATGACGCGTTGATATTCCGAATTAAAATCAACGTCGTCGAATCTCTCACCGATTCGCACAAACTCTGTAAAGCCAGAGTAATATCCAACGGCATTGTAGACAGTTTGACCGTTTTTGGTCTTTTTTCCTGAATCCTTCAATCGGCCATTAAATCCAGAAATCATGCAATGGAAATGGATTGCACCGTTTTTGTGAAACTCAGGAACGGCAAGGTACTTCAGATTCGGCGAATGCTTCTTCTGATTCCTGTACCAGTTTTGGAGCGTGCGTCGTGTGTAATTTATGTCGAATCGCTTGCAGGTTGAAGGATTGCAGGTACACGGATTGTTATTGCATTTTGGATAACAAGCACGGCAATTATACGTGAATGTACACCAATAGTCGAATCGGTTGCATAACATGATGTCTTTTATGGTCGTTTTTGTGCGACGGAGCGATCGATGAATCGAATCTTGACGACGCGTCTCTTTATTGACTTTTTTGATCTCTTTACGATCTGAGGACGGTAGATAATATCCGTCGTGATAAATAATAATCTTAAACATGTTTGGGTATTCCTTTACGATATCTCCTATAAAAATACCCTCCTCACTAATTCTTTTTGCCACCAAATACTCCCTAGTTTTGTTAAAAGTATGCAAGTTGTGTCCCTATATCAAGTAGGGCCACAACTTTTGACGCTTGCGTCAAAAGTCTGCAAAATGCTTTTCTGGCCGTGGTGGAGGGGCCGAAAAGCACCGCCGAAATCACGCCCTTAATAGGGCGTGATTCGACTTTTTGCGAATGTTAAGCAACACCGCCAGACAACTTACGACGAACAGTCTTGATTGCCCACTTGACCAATCCAACAACCATGATTGTACCAGCCACGCCCAAAATAAATGGAGCGAACGAAACAAACGTGTCTAAAAGACCAGCAGGGTTAAACGCGGTTGTAAGTTTTGTTACAGTCTCTGCACCCATCGGTTCAGTTCCTTTCTCGACATTATTATTTACATGGGCGTCGACCCCTTCTGATTCTGAATTATGACATGTTGAGGTTTTTGTTTTGAATATTGTTCGCGTTTGTTCGGATCAATATCCATTGTCGCACCAACAATCTCGTAAGTGTCATAAATGTCATACGCTTCATTGTGTCGCTTCCATATGTTAATATGTCGCGTCTTTCCGATATAGTCATTCTTCCGTGAATCGAACCGTAAAGACTCTGGATCTTTCCATAATTCAAACTGAATTGCCCAAAATCTGAAACACTCCACCTGTGAACGCAATTGACGACGGTATTTAATGTCCAAGTCCAAAAACTCCTGCATTGTACCGATAATTGTTTTCTCGGCCTTTCTCTGTTGACAAATAGCCTTGAATGTCTCCATGGAGACGGCTTTTTTACCAGAGAAGAGGACTGTTTGTATCTCATCGATAAAAAACGCGATAGGACGATCGTCTTTTACGTCGAGGATATGGTCGGCAATTTGGTCGCTTGTCAAAATCTTATCCGCTATCTTGAGTTTAATATTGCTATAAATGTATAGATTCGGATATCGGTCTTTAAGCTTCTTAATGTAGTGCGTAGCCGATAAGCTTTTTCCAGCACCTTGAGAACCTGTAAAAAAGATTGTACCAGTAGGGAATCCTCTTTTTTCTTTACGTCTCTTTTTCAAAAATGTATTCCACTCAATCGACATATCAACCTCTTATCCAGTTAATTAGCTTTTTAATTCCGTTGATAGTAGGGATCACGGCAAAATATAACAACAACGTGGAAATAATCGCGTTCCAGATAACAGGGGAGATTCCAGTTAAGGAAACGATAGTGGAGGGGATATTGCCAACATAACCAACAATTGCCGAGATTGATTCAGGTATGACGTTAATGTTCGGGATCTGTTTAAGGAGATAATCGACAGGAGTGAGGATTACATGAAGAGGGAACATGAAGAACGAGAGAATTGCGTCAAATAGAGCAGAGAAGTTAATATTCATGTTACACTTCTCCTATCATGTCATCGTCTTTATGACTTGTTAGCTTGTTAAACATTCGAACGATTATCCACAGAAAAAACAGAGCCATAGAGAAGTTGACAGCGACGGTTGCGATCGGAAATGTCTGATAGAATGTTTTCGTTCGGTTACAAGCGTCAGCGACGACGATTGACGGATTGAATGCTTGAAAACGTGGATCGGCAATCGGTGGAATGTCGATTCCACATTTTGGCGGATCGGGAACAGCTAAAGACGAAACTAGCTTACGAACCGCTAATAGCGACGGATTCAGCACACCTCCTGAAAAATTCTCATTCATACGACAGCTAACGCGATCGAGCGTGTCTTGCATGTCTTCACAACTATACTTGTATTCTTGTTCGACGCATACGCCGTCAGCATCACATAATCCGCCAGTAAACGTGTTACCGATCTTGTTTTTGCCGTCAGCATTTATGAAAAACGTTCGCTTTTTTATGTAGCTAAAATCTGGTCGCGGATTCCACACGAACGGCATTCCCGAATCGTCGAGGGTTACTTCAAGCTTGTAGTATTGCTTTGTTGGCAATGAATACTGATAACCATAAATAATTCCGTTTTTCGAATCGTCGATGACTTTACCGTCTGTACGCTTGTCGTCGGATTCTCTCAAAACGTAATGCCACTTAAGCATGTCAGATAATTTTGGATATTTTGGATCCTCAAACTCCTTGACATTTTTCATGTACGTTACACGTAGTTTGAGTTTGTCGTCGAGCGTCCAGACGAAATCTGGTTGCATTTTCTCTCCAGCGTTCTCTGGAAGTAGAAGGTCATCGATGTCGACGCCATCGAGTGTCTTGCCGAGTTTGTACTTCGGCGTCGCTTGAAAAACATATAACGGATATATTTTGTCATTCTTTGATATACTCAAATATTGATTATTCATGTACGCGTTTTGATCAGATTCACACGAAACAGTCGTTTGATTGTAATTTTGGGCAATAGTAAAATGTCGCCAATTTTCTTGTCGAGATGATGTAAAATAATATCCTTTATCCTTATCCCAGTTTAATTCCTGATTCTTCAGTGGCACTTCTGAGAAATATAAATCAATCCGATGGAATGGTTCAATATCGCCAGCTAAGCCTTGAGTAATAACTCTTTCGGTTATGATCCAGTCGCCCTTATCGCGGACGGCCTGATCAAACAGAGTTTTTGCGTTTATCTGAGATAAATCACAGAGCCAGCGATTCTTTTTTACAAACAGCCACTCATAATATCGATAATTAAACTCTGTATCGTAGTCTTTACCGTTAAACGCTTTTGAACCCTTGTGGCCAAGAGTCAATGAGTTGACTTTCATGAGTTGCTCAGGGATATTCTTCTTAGCAGCGTGCGTCAGCGGAGCAAATATGAATGATATTGAAACAGCGACAACAGTTGATAATAAAACTAACTTGTTTATCTTTCCCATAATACCTTATACTCCCCAGTATCCACCATATATATTCCAATATCATCGTAATCGCATGACAAGCCGAGAATACCTAAGTATTCAGCTTCACCGAACGGCGTAATGATCTTTAATCTCTTGCGGGTCGACATAATACTCTCCCGTCTCCCGTTTATACTCTTCATTCGCTTCTAACGTACGCCATTCGGCTTCTTCAGGTTCAAAACCTGTATCATCGTTCAAGCCCTGATCAATTGTACGTTCGAGGTCATGAGCATACGCTTCATCGTCGTATAGTTCGATCTGCTCTTGTTCGAACTTCTTCAACATAAGATGATTGCGTAGTTGTTTAATCAAAGACGAAATGATCGAAACTGCAAGCAGGATCGCCACAACGCTCAAAAGAAACGGAGCCAATTGAGTGAATATATCCAGTAAATGCGAAACCGAGAACGCTTCCGAGATTGCTTTTAATTGATCACTTGTCATTCTTCTAACCTCCTCTTAAAAAATCGTCGAATGTCGTTGAGTACGTAATGACCGATTAAAACGCCTAATAAGAACCACAACACGCTGCTAATTCCTCCTTAAGTTAAATTATTTTGCTTGTACCAATATCTAGGGAGCAACCATCGAAGAAAAAGCGTGAGGACAAAAACTACAATGATTGCGAAAAGTAGGGAACTAACAGCGAGCAGTAGTTCATATTGAAGTACTAGCAACTCATGATCTGAAAATGCTAGTAGTTCAGGACGCGAGTATACGAGCGGATTCAGCATTATAGACCTCTTCCGCTCATATTATCAATCAGCACGCGGAGCCAGCTAAAGACGACAAATAGGATAATTAGTAACATCAGCAGGGGGGCGGCGGATATTATCACTTGTGCTATTGCGTCTGCTAGTCTCATATCGAACAAAAAACGAACTAGTCGTTAATTCCTTCCTTAAAATCCTTCTGAGCCTGGACATTAAACTTTTTAATGGCCATCTTCAGAAGTTCACGGGTATTATCATCAATATAGTCGAGATTCAAACGAATCGGCGTTTCAGAAATCGGAGACTTGATATACAGCGAGCCAACCAGATATTCATTGCCAGACTTTTTTGACTTGCCAACGATAATCTCAAAATTATCGACAAGGGCAGTCGCATTGATATTTTGTTTGTCAGATTGTACTTCAGACATTATAGTTAAAACCTTTCATTGGTTATTTATTAATCGATAAACGACGATAGAGTAATCGTGTTTATGACCGTATTATAATGTCGCACAATGTACCTTTTACGCAATAATAAATACCACACAAAGATGAATATACATATGTCTATATATATTCGCTAACACCTTATAAAACGAACTTTTTCTGGTAATTCGGCTAGGGGATTCTCTATTACATACAACCCCATAAAACATACCGTCTTTTATAAAAATATGCACCAACAAAATACGAACTTAAAAAAATATTTTTTAATTACAGCACTACACACACCGGAGTGCTACATTGATATTTTTACATCAATATAAACTCTGAGTATGCGCGCCGTAAGCTTATTAAGTTTTCCACAACGTATTTTATATTATTTGACATTTTTATATTTTTATTGCCCTACTCCCCTAGCTTATCATTTTGCGATTATTTGACTTTTGCATATTTTTATATTGTTATATATATTTTCTACACCATACAGAAATAGAACAAAAAGGGAACTTACTCTATCCAGAAGAGAAGTTGACCGCCCTACTTATAGAACGACCTCTGATCTACCCTAACGTCTATATACCCTGGCTTCGCGCCGTTATTATCCAAATAACTCAACGTAGCTATCGCCTGCTTAACCTGAGCTTGGGCATACCTATCTACCGTCATACGAATCTGAGTCTCCCTGCCCTCGACCCTAAACCAAACTTGGCGTACGGTATTAGCCGGCAGAATAACCTCTGAAACATTCATTTTGTGTTGCGAAAATTCAGACACAGCTTGACCAAGGAAGCTCAAGAATTGACGATTGATAACTTCTTGACCACCCCTAGTCGGTAGACCGCTTTCATCACGAACAGCAACCGTAGGCGCAGCAAAATAATTCTGCTCAAAAGTAACGCCACTATCATCAACAAAATAAATCTTATCTCCGGAAGACCACTGAGCCACCGGCTGCCTAAACGTCAACTTAACGGCTGATCGCGCCAGAAAATCTCCCTCCACGCGAATGTTTTTTACCTCAGGAGCTTTCTGTAAAAAGAATTGCTTTAGGTCATTATTATTGAGAAAAAACCGAAACCTCTCCGCCGGATGAGCACTGTAATACTCATTAAGAACGCCCACGTATTTATTAGCGCTACTGGAACTCTTTGCGTCGGGAGTTTGGATTGAAATATTGATTGTCAATTGAGACAAAAGGAATATCACAATAAGCAGACTTACCGCAGTCGCAAACATTTTCCGCATTACACGGCGACGTTTTTTCACCAATTCGTGGGTCTCGAGTCTCTCAGAAGTCTCCAAAGGAGAGGATGTTTGGCGGCTATTAAGCGTCCTGTTCCGACGATACGATTGGGTGGGCAAATCCTCGTAATTCTCAGTTCGACGACGCGCCGCGATTTCTCGACGACTTAGATTCTCGTCCGATTTTTTCTTAGAGAAGGGGATTTTCAC